CAGCTGGTCTTGTTACAGCTGGTCTTGTTGTTACAGCTGGTCTTGTTACAGCTGGTCTTGTTGTTACAGCTGGTCTTGTTACAGCTGGTCTTGTTACCGTTGGTGTCGCGTCTCTAATTCTATCCTTTGATTTATTTAATCTACACATTTTTTGAAAAACATTATATATTAAGAATAATGCACCAATTATTACAACCGTGATAATTAAATATTTGATACTTTTATCGCTAATTAAATATGTTATACTTTTATTATCAGATACAGACATTTATTAATATAAATAATAAATATTTAACCGTTGAATATTTTTCTCTATACCACAATAAGATTAGACAACAAAATCTACCTCATTATTCAATTCATATCTACAGTTTATATTTTAGGCCAGCATACTGGTCCAACTCCGTTGAATTGTAATCCTGGATTTTTAGCTTGAACATCTTTAACACCTTGAACATCATTACATTTAGGATAGCATAAAGCAGCATCATTTTCTTCATTTTCAGCACATCCCAATGGTTTGCCAATACCACGACCTTTAGATTTTTTAGTACAAGAAATACCAATATCAGTACCAAATCCAGCTGGGCAATTTGGACTACATACAGGACCAATACCATGATATCCAGGTTTACATTTAGGAAAACAGAAACCAGCACTCATTTCTTCATCACTACGACATGATTTAGTAGTAGGTTGAGTTACAGCTTTCCAATTCACAATTTTACCACACTTAGATACAGCACCAACTCCTGCCTTTGTCCATCCACTCGGACAAGTTGCGTCTACAATTCTACCACCCCTTTCGTATGGTTTTGGTTTTAAACAAAATGCTCCATTATCAGTAAAATCTGGCGGACATTTTTGCCAACATACTGGACCAACTCCAGTTGTACTAACTCCGTCTATATTTTCGCATTTAGGATAACATAAAAGACCGTTTTTCTCTTCGTTACTTTTACATGTATGAATCGGTTTACCAACTCCTCTACCAACCGATTTGGTTAAAGTGTCTTTTACTTTAACAATTTCATCTTTTACTTTAACAATTTCATCTTTTACTTTGTCGATTACTTTGGGTTTTACCGTTGGAGCTGGTGTTGTTGGTGCTGGTGTTGTTGGTGCTGGTGTTGTTGGTGCTGGTGTTGTTGGTGCTGGTGTTGTTGGAGCTGGTGTTACTGCTTCTGTTGGAGCTGGTGTTGTTGGTGCTAGTGTTACTGCTTCTGTTGGTGTTGCGTCGCCAATTCTATCCTTTGATTTATTTAATACTCCAAACATTTTTTGAAAAACAAATTTATATATTAATATTGCGCCAATTATTACAACCGCGCTAATTAAAACTGTTTTAGACATTTATTAATATAAATAATAAAATATTCTTCTGATGTAAATGAAAGCCACGATTGATATAATCAATAAACATAAACTTCATCTTTCTCATTTATTAGATTCTATATCATTCTCATATACATTTGAATTGAACTTAATTATAATATATCATAGACAAGATGATATATTAGAAATATAATTTTAAAAATCTATTGACTCATTACAGACCTATACCAGAATAAGATTAGACAACAAAATCTAGCTCATTATTCAATTCATATCTACAGTTTATATTTTAGGCCAGCATACTGGTCCAATTCCGTTGAATTGTAATCCTGGATTTTTAGCTTGAATATCTTTAACACCTTGAACATCATTACATTTAGGATAGCATAAAGCAGCATCATTTTCTTCATTTTCAGCACATCCCAATGGTTTACCAATACCACGACCTTTATTTTTTTTAGTACAAGAAATACCAATATCAGTACCAAACCCAGCTGGACAATTTGGACTACATATGTTCGAACCAAAAGCACTATATCCAGATTTACATTTAGGATAACATAATCCAAGATACATTTCTTCATCAGCACGACATGATGTCTTAGAAGCTTCAGTTTTGAGACCTTTACTACAAAAAGATGCCTTACCAACTCCTTTAACGGTGTATCCAGCCGTCGGGCAACTTACATCTGGAATTCTACCAACACCCCTTCCATATGGTTTTGGTTTTAAACAAAATGCTCCATTATCAGTAAAATCTGGCGGACATTTTTGCCAACATACTGGACCAACTCCAGTTGTACTAACACCGTCTATATTTTCACATTTAGGATAACATAAAAGACCGCTTTTCTCTTCGTTATTTTTACATGTATGAATCGGTTTACCAACTCCTCTACCAACCGACTTTGTTAACGTGTCTTTTGCTTTACCAATTCCGTCTTTTAATTTATCTAATCCTCCAAATAGTTTTCCAAACATTTTTTGAAAAACAAATTTATATATTAAGAATAATACACCGATTATTGCAACTGCGCTAATTAAATACCCGATAATTTGTTTTTTAAATATACCAGCTACAGATTCAGACATTTATTATATAAATAATAAAAAATATTAAATTTATTAACGTTTGAATTATAATGCTACCAATAACTTTACAACACAGTATAATTTTTAAACGAGAATAGTTTAAATCAATCAGCATACAACTTTAGCTTTTCTCCTTTTGTATATATTCTATATCATTATCATATACATTTGAATTGAACTTGCTTCTAATATTCATAATAGAAGATGATATATTAGAAATATAATTTGAGCATATATTATTTATACATTAATAAATGCCTGTTCGTATTTTAAACATTAAAACCAACATCGAAACAACCATTCCTATATTTATGCTGGATACCAGCGAAGCTATCATTAAACGAATTGCAGTATCACTTCAAACTACAAAAAAATATCTATATTTTGTTGATGGTATACCCAAAAGTTTTGAAAACGATATTGTTATTCAGGTTGAAAATCTATTAGAAACGATTTTATCTGCTGACTCATTTACAGACTTATATCGAGACATCGAGAATAAGATTGGTCAACAAAATCTATCTTTAAAAGCCGATATCATTGAACCTTTTATTGGCTTTAATAAAAGCTATGAAAGAATTCCTCCTGAACTTCTTGGTAGTGTTCTTTTACCGATGAAACTGGAGATTGAAAGTCTAAACATTATTGACAAAAGAGACCTTGAACTACTCGATATTTGGAAAAAGAGAAGATTAATTATTGAACGCTTCACCAGCTCAATTAATACAGCTCGAACAAATGCTATTGAAGAAGAAAAAATAAACAGAGATTTTGAAGAAACTAAAGTTGATAGAAATTATACTGATTTTGAGCTTGAAAAGATAGATTTCCAAGTCAATCTTGAATCTCCTAAAATTACTATCACTGAGTTATTTAACGATATCATTTTAACCGAACAAGTCCCGTTTGCTACCATCAACTATATCTATAAAGTAATGAATGAATTTATACCCGATCCAACATGGTTTACAAGCTTAGAAAACGTAATTCTCCTAAAACTAAAAGATAATAAAGAATATACTAATTGTTTTATTACAGTTGAAAATAAGCCTGAAATGAATAAAACATTAATTAAATTATCTTTATCTGCTACAGTATCAAAACACCGGGAAGATATTAAAAATATCACAGTTCAAAATATTCTTAATATTTTTATGTCTAAATCAAATCTAGCTGTAATCGACTTCGTTGATACGAAAATTAAAGGATTATTCTATTATCCTCATAAGAGTCTTAACAAGTTTATTCTGTCTGACCTAATAATGAACAAAAAGCTGTTTTCCAAGTTCCTATTTGTCGATGAAAGTGTTAAAGCATCAAAGAAAACTGAAAGTTTATATATCCATTTTAACAGTACAAAAACAGGAGAAGTAACAGCAAACATCGCGGAAAAATACTCATTTAAAGGAGATCCTAATCTTCGAGGCAAAGACATTGTCAACCTATTTCCGTATAAATCATATTACCTACGTATCAAGATTACTTCCATCAACAGTGTCGAATCGGTCGCGCTCTTCCAAGAAATAATGACAAAAATATTGAAGTTGTATGAAGATAATTACGATGATGTTTTTGACTTTTATAAATCATATATCCCTTCATTCGGGGAGAAAGAAGAACCCAATATCATTATCAAGCCTCCCAAGCTAAAAGACCTTGCACCTGAAGTATTCATTAACGGATACCCACCTACATGCCCTCATCAGCCTACTATTATCGATGATAGCGATGTTAAGGAAGCTGAGAGTGAAGGAAAACAAGTTATGCGATATCCAAAAGAATCTGATGCGAGTGAGAATTTTCAATCGAGAAATTATATATGTAATCACGATACTGCAATTTACACTGGACTACGGTCGAATCCTCTTTCAAATAACGAAATAGTTCCTTATCTACCATGTTGTTATGAGAAGAATCATAGCGAAATACAAGGGTCTGAATATAGACAATACTTTTTTGGAGATGAACCTAAAAACAAGTTCAAATTTCAACAGGAATTAATTATTACAAATAAGTTTGTTGGTAGAGATACATTTGGAACTCTGCCTGAAGCTTTGGATAGGATTTTCAATATCATCAATAATGATAGAAAATATATGTATGTTCGAATGGGAGTTACTGATTCAAAAAGTAGTTTTCTCGAATGTGTTCTGCAGGGATTATATGAACAAACTGGTATCCTAAAACATAAGTCTGATAAAAACAGAATAAATTTCTTGAGACAGTATAGAAAACAGCTTGCTAATAACCCATTTTTGAACATATGTCGTCAAGAGATGTTTGACCATAATATCGAACAAATCAAAGATAAAGTAAAGGATGAAACCCAATATTTTGAACCCCGATTATTTGTCTCTCTATTGGAAAAGATATACAAATGCAATATCTATATCTTTAACAGAAGAGGATTACTTCTGCCTCGTTTTGAAAAGAAATATTTCAATACGAAAATAAATTCAAATACAAACTTATTTATCTATCAACATCGTGGAAGTAAAAACGAGAGAGCAACTTATGATAGATGTGAATTGGTTGTGAAATGGGATACTACAGGAGAAAATGTAGATTATTCAGAAACTAACAGAACTCCATTATCTCGTAAAATGAAGGATATATTTAATGAAGTAGTAAAAACATATTCATTTAATACTGATATTGATACTGCAACTTTTAACTATTTTAGTGATTCATATATTGGTCAAGGTATTGATGCTTATGGAAAAACGATTATGTTACGATTTAAATATGGTGATCAAGAGGGAACTTTATTGACATCACCGATGCAACCATTACCTATTCCAGAGATTAAGAATTGGACAATCAATAAAATCAATCTTGAATCATCTTTAAATTTTCTGAATAAAATTAATAATGAAAGCAATTTGGTTAATAACATAGTTCAGAACACGATTAACAATTTGGTGGAAAATGTAAGTTGTAGTATAGGTGATATTTCGGTTACCATACTAGTCGAATCGTCTATGCCAAAGGACAGGATTAAAGTCAATCCGATTGTACAGGCTAATAACTTATATAATAAAACGACTTCTATCAACAATACATACAACAGAAATAAGAAACTATCAAGATATATTTCCGAATATGTCTTATGGATATTCTCTAGAAGTATTATAAATGTTGGAGATATTGAATCAGTGAATTCGACAGCAGTTCAATTTATTGAAAATAATATTGAAGTTGATGAATCATTTGAATATCCAGATAATATAGAAAAAACATTTTCTATTGATTCTCCTTTGATTAGAAGGGGTAAGTTGGTTGTTAAATCAGAAGAAATCAAACAGAGATTGTTGTATTATCTTAAGTTACAGTTGAGAAGAAATGATACTAAAATCAGAAATTATCATCTAGTTCCGTCAATTGAAAACTACTATATCGATGTAACCGACTTTGACCGTCATGAAGGGCAAATTATGATAGCCGGTAAAGATTCACTTCAAAATTGGATTGTAGAAAAGATTTCAAAATTAGATACATTTACAAATACAATTAAGCTTGGAATTGATACTCCTTACTTTTTCAAAAACAACCTAATTTCTAATAAGATATACCTTGCTCAGAATACTGATTCTCTTGAGAAGGCAATCAAAGTTGCTTTGGTATGGGATAAAGGTAACGGAATCAATATTGGAAACAACTTTGAAGTTGAAGAAATAACGAGAGTGAACTATACCTTATATTCATATCGTAATGAATCGGAAATAAAGAAATATAATATCAATTCTGAATTGGAAAGAACGAATATAAAAATCGTTGGTTATAAATATGATGATTATCCTTTCTATACTGCATTGCTTTCATATTAAGTAAACGGAGAGATGAATTCAATTAAGAATTAAATTATAAAACAAATCTGTTTTACAATTCAAACTATTTACTCGATGCTTCTTAGCTGATGAACATACAAAGGTAATGTCCGTCCAATACGATTTGCCCTTCCAATTAGTTGTGTTTTTGTAGATTCTGACATATCGTGATAAAGAATGATATCGGTTGTTTCTTGTAGATTGATACCGGAACCAGTAAACTTAGAATTTAAAAATATAACCTGTAAATCACCTTCTTTATAATCAGTAATTGTTTTTTGAATCTGTTGAATTGACCCTCTTAAAGTACTGAAATTGATATTGTTATCTGTCAATGTTGAATTTATCTGGTCAAAGGTTTGGTCATAAGAAGAGAAAATAATGAACTTGCTATCAGGTTTATCTTTTATCAGTTTTACAATTGTTTCTTGTTTTGATAATTTACGATTTTCGCATTTACTTTCAACTGCTTCTTCATCATTTTTGCTTTCACTTAAATATACAAGCTCGTTTGCAACTACATTTTGTCTACATAAGGGACAAGTCTGTTTCGTTTGTAACCAAGTTAAAATACACTTGCCACAAAACAGATTATGACAACTCGGTTCCATAATTGGATTTACTAACTTATCAAGACATATATTACAACTACCAGAAATCATATTTTCAACTCTATTTTCAATGGTTAAAATCTTATTATTTATCAATTCTTTTTTCAATCTCCATTCTTCTATTTTGGTAGGTTCTCTTCTGATATTATAGATTCTGATTTTAGCCTCAATATTCTCCAACTCCTCCATCAGTTTCTGTTTAACAAGCTCAAGTATGTTCTTTGTCTTTGTTCCTCCCAGACTTTCAATTGCACCTTCGATATTATCGGCCTCAATCATATTCTTGATGTTATCACTTACCAAGCCGATTATAGCTCTATAAAGAGGTTGGAAACAATGACATTCGTTATAGTAAACAGGAGGCATGCTGAAAGATGATTTTACAAAATCTAAATCATTCTTAATTATCATTCCATCAAACTGTTCTTCAATATGATAACATTCATCACCGATAATTTTCTTCATAAAGCTCTCCCTTCCATTTCGATGTTGACTGATAATATGACTAGGAGTTGCTGTAACTAACCAATAGAAACCAGCTTGAACATTCTTCATACCGATTACCTTATTATGTCCTGGTTCATCAAATATAAACCTTTTCCAAGCATAACGGGAATACGATTTTATCAAGTCATTATAATTAGATGTAGTAACAAGAACAACATCGCATTTCTCTGCATCTACGATATCAATATCTTTTTTAGTGGAAATAACACCGACGATTAGGTCAGTATATTCAAACTCTTTTTCCCATTGTTTTAATATAGTGGGAGATACAAGTATGAGGTTACAAGGTAACCTATCATATCGTAGTAGTTTTCTTGACCTAATTAAACCTTCGGACTCGCTGTTTATATGTTCTACAACAAATGGATAGTCGATGTTCCATTCCATTTTATCGCGAACGATTAGACCAATCATGCTTAGGGTTTTTCCATAACCAGTATGGTCGGCATTGATACCAATTCTGGTTTCTTTAATGCAGTCTTTTTGTTCAACTTGTTTTTCCTTTTCTAGTTTCTCCATTGAATGAATACTTGCTAGTTGATGTCTGAATAGATTAATCTTTAATTTTTTAGGGTTACTTACAATTGGGATTTCATTATATTGGTCTATTTTAGATTCGAATTTAGATTCCATATTATCTTTATTAATGCTTAATTTTTTATAAATTGTAAATTAAGATACAATTACTGACTAAATGTTGCTAAAATCCTTTCTTTAAATTGAATTTAAATTGTTCTTTAAGTCGTAATTAAGAAATGGAATCTAAAGGTCAATCAGAAGTCAAGACTAATATAGTTAATGTTAAAGTTCAACATATTCGTCCTATGCATATCAATCTGAAGCAATGGATGGAAGACGAGAATAACGTCTATATCGGAAGAGGTGGAATTATCTTTATCGACGGAAAAAGATTTCCAAAGAAGCCTTCCATTTGGGCCAATCCTTTTAAAGTTGAAAACAATAGAAATGAATCAGTCCTTTCATCATATGAAAAATATATTAGAAATAAGATTGAAAACGAGTATGGGATTGACGAACTCTTAAAGTTGAAAGGAAAGACACTTGGTTGTTGGTGTAAACCAAAAAGTTGTCACGGAGACATTCTTATCAAACTGATAAATGAATATTCTAATAATAACAGAGATTCGGATATTAGGTCAGAATATGACGATGAACAATATACTTGTCCTTGTTGTGATGAGAATGATACTGAAACGACGTGTGAATATTGTGAAGAAAGAATATGTATTGATTGTATTATAAATTGTGATGCTTGTAAAATTAAGTGTTGTCCGGTCTGTATTACATATGATAAATATAATAAATCAACTACTCTATGTGAAACTTGTGTAGCAATTTGAATTTCTAATATATAAATATTAGAAATTAAACGATTAACGACCCTTTACTGCTTGCATATTGAATCTTGCATTAGCATCATTATTGTAAGACTTAATCATTCTTGATTTTGGGTTATTTATATTTTCTCTATCATTTCTGCTAATAGTTGGAACACCAGCAGGAATAGAGAATGAACCAGCTTGTATCTTTGGATTTAGTCTTGCATCTTTTGAATTGTTATCAACAGAACTCTTTCCAACTATATTAGATACAAAACTAGTAATAGGAGTATTTCTTTCTAATTCTAGTTGATTTGTAGGTTGAATCATTTTGTATATGTTTTCAGTCTTTGATGAAACTGCTGAATATTCAGGCATATTTCTTCCGAGTTCAATATCAGAATGAATATAGTTTGTCTTATCTTGTTTACTTAGAGGTGTATTTCTGCTTACGACGATTGCCTTATTTTTAACGGGTAGGTCTGACAGGTCTGCAAGTTCATCGATTAGAGTATAATGTTTGTTTGATGTTGGATTTGTTGTTGCATTAACTACATTTACATCTTGAATGTATCTATCAGAATCAAAGTTATTTGAATCTAAAGAGACATAATTCTTGTTGGTTCCGATATTGGTTTGAACTGAATGAGCGTTTGAATCTTGAATGAATCTATCAGAGTCAAAATTTTCAGAGTCATAAGAGACATAATTCTTGTTGGTTCCGATATTGGTTTGAACTGAATGAGCGTTCGAATCTTGAATGAATCTATCAGAGTCGAAATTTTCGGAGTCATAAGAGACATAATTCTTGTTTGTTCCAACATTGGTTTGGACTGAATGATAGTTTGAATCTTGAATGTATTTATCAGTATAAACTTGATTATTGTTAATAAACTTTCTTGTGTCACCAACATTACATCTTGCTGTAGCATGTAGATTGTTAGTGATAATTTCTGCAGTAGGAATTTTAACTTCGGTTTGAACTATATTTTTACACCCAAAACCTGATGATATAGCACCTTTTTGAATTGTTTCTTTAATAGAGAACTTGACGTCATAAGTTTTCTCTTGTGGTTTTTCTATTTTATATACGGCAGTTGGCCTTACAAATGTATGTAAAATATCTTCTTTGATTTGTCGACCTTTTTCTTGTTGGTCTTGGTCAAATAGTTTCTTTGAATAATCGACATTCATCGCATTTGTTTTTGCTTCTGTTTTAACTCTTGGTAATCTTGAACCAGGAAGTAGGTCTTCTTGAGTATAAATGGGAGGTCTGAAAGCACCATCTCTCATAATTCTATATGGAAGCATAGCATGAGTTTGACCACCACTAGATATGCTACCATTATTGTTTGAACCTGTATTACTGTATGATACACTGACAAAAGGATTAACCCCTCTAGCATATACATTGATGTATTCACCAATTCTATTTGCACTGTCATCAATTTCATTTAATACATCGTTGTTGGAACCTACTGTTATTTTACTCCTTGTATGGATAGATTGTGGTGGGTCTTTTAAAATGTTTAAATTTGTCCCCCAACTCTCAACTGAAGGTAATGTTACTTTTCCTTTGTTTGTAATTGCTGAATACGATAGCATTATTTATTATTGTTATTATATTTTTAAATTCATCGTAATTCTTATTCCAGTTCAAAAAATCAAATAATTATAAAACAAAATTAGATTGTTTTACAATTCAAATCATTTATTTATTTCGTTTGCTGCGTTCCTAGCTAATTTATCCACGAGTTCATTATATTTGTTTCCGTTATGAGCTTTAACCCATTGCCATTCAATATTCTTTCCGATTGATGCTTTATCATATATTTGCCATAAATCAAGATTTGCATTTCGTTTCCAATTACCTTTTGCGCATTGTAAAACAAGTTGACTATCAGTATAAATTTTATAGGAATCATTCTCTTGACTGAATGTTATCGCTTCAATTACCGCTTGAAGTTCCATTCGATTATTGGTTGTACTATCATTGTTACCAGACACATGATATTCAATATCTTCAAGAATCATAATAAAAGCCCATCCACCTGGGCACCCACCGGAGTTCTTCAAACAAGAACCATCAGTATAAATTTCAACCATAATTGTATCTTTTATTTCATATTTAAAGAAAATAAATAATTCATTTTTAAATTGTATTTCATATTGTAAAATGGTTGAAGAAAAGAAAACTGAAACATCATCTGACCTAAATCATTTTGATGCTATAAAATATTCAGAATTTATTAAAGCTAATATAAGCTCTGTTCTAGATGAAACATACGATACCACTTTTAGAAAACTAATTGAAATCAATACGAATTCAATTATGAATCAGGTTCATCGTAACATGTCGAATTACATTTATGACCATAAAACAGATACAGAGATTGACTTAGACAGTCAAGAATATAAGACTTTTACAAGAGAATTTGAGAAGAAATTGAGTAAGAATGTAAATGGTTGTTGGTGTGGTGGTGAATCAGAATTGAAGAGATGTAGTAAGAATGTGATAGTCAGAACCATTAATACATATATTGAAAAATACAAACTAATCTACATAAAACATATTGATTTACCATATAAATCTTCCGATTCTAATGTATCAAAAGATATTTACATCTATATTTTCTCAAGTAAAATCATTATATTTCAGTTTCTAATGGAAAGCTTTAATAAAAGAACAGAACAATATATAACAATGTATTCTTACTCTTACGATTTTATTCCTCAATTTGTTATCGATATTTTTGAATTAGTTAATGGAGTATCAAGAGATTCACAAGGATATCCTATTGATGGTCAAACATTAACTCCAAACGGTTTCGATATGTTTATGACACAGGTTCATTCTCTATTTAAAAAATTCGAACAAAATCCCTTCTACTTTCTATCTGGAAATTCACGATTTCATCAAGATATTGTGAAACAAAAGAAAAAACTTGAACAACAACTAGAAATATTCAATAAAGAAAAGATTGACTTTGAAGCTGAAAAAGAAAAAGTTAATAGTATATTAAATATCGAAAGCAAGTTGGAAGAAATAAAAAAAGAAAATTTTAAACGACTAAAGATACTGAAAAAGATAAAGCAAGAGAAACTCCTTATCGAAGAAGAAAGAAAGAAGCTTGAAGAACTAAAGGAATCATTGAACAACAGCGATATTGATTTAGATGAAGTTACAATTTAAAATAATACGTAAATATTTATATTGATTTACAATATAAATTTTAATTAATACAACATTTATGCTGAATATCTTCTTTTTGGGCTTACCTTACGACGTCTTTTTACCATATCGGACATTACTCTTCTTTTGGCAGGAGATTTTCTAACGAGCTTTCTTCCTACTCCACGGCAAAGAGAAGGAACAACTTTTCCTCCACGTCCCACATGTTTCTTTACCCAGGCACATGAGCTGTTCACCTTGCAATCTAAACTGCGCAACAATCTGCAAGCAGACTTGGCTTTAGGAGATTTAAGAGACCTTCTTACACCACGACAAGCTGAAGGGATTTCTTTTCCACCTCTTCCAGCATGCTTTTTAACCCAAGCACAAGCATCATTGGAATTGCATTTAGATTTAACTAGCATTTGACAGGCTGATTTCGCTTTAGGAGACTTCTTAACTCTCTTGACTTTAGGAGACTTAGGTGATTTCTTTGATACCCTCGCACCACGACAAAGAGAAGGGATTACTTTTCCACCTCTTCCATTATGTTCTTTAACCCAAGAGCAACCAGCTGTTACTTTACAATTTCTCTTCAAATCAAGACTACGGCAAGCAGACAATTTCTTAGGAGAGTTCTTTCTGGGTCTTCCTCTTTTCTTAGCAGGTGACTTAGGTGACTTGGCTCTCTTTGGTGACTTGGCTCTCTTTGGAGACTTGGCTCTCTTGGGTGACTTGGCTCTCTTGGGTGACTTGGCTCTCTTTGGAGACTTGGCTCTCTTGGGTGACTTGGCTCTCTTTGGAGACTTGGCTCTCTTG